GATCTAGCCGGCTTAATGAAGATACTTGCGATAAACTCATTTCTATCGATCACTGCAGGTGTATTATTAGTTTCATCTGCTACAACTCTAAAGTCTGTGATACCTCGTCTACCTTTTACTTCACGTAATACTGGCTCAACGATATTAACAAACTCGGCTCTTGTAAATTCATCGTTGAATTCAAAGAGTACTTGTTCTGCTGCTCTAGAAATTGCTCTTTCAAGAACTAGAAACAATCTTCTTACATTAATTCTATCAAATGCAGAAGGTCTTGCAAGTTTTGTTTTATCGCCAAACAATATTACACCAGCTCCTGGAATATTTGCAATTGGATTTACACCAGCTTTGTAGAGAGTATCTCTCTGTGCTTTTGTTGGTGTAAAAGGTATTGATGTTATTCCTAAATACTGACCTCTACGTGAACCTGCTGGTGAGAACCAAGGTGCTCTGTTTAAATCAGTAGCTGCCATGATCCCAGCAGTAGATGAGGCTGCAGGTATTTCGATATATTGATCATTAAATTTGTCATATACCTTAAGATAGTTTCCATCCATTACTAAATAAGAAGATTTAGTAAATGTATCAGCAGTAGTAACAATATTTGTGACTATTGTACTTGCATTATTTACATTGACAATATCATTTCTTGCAGGTGAAGCGACGACAACACAATCTTTTCTTGTTGATTGAGCAGTTGTTACTAAATCATTAACAACTGTTGTTGTATCAGTTCTAGAAACCATTCCTGGTGCAATTAGAAAATCGATTTCAACTTGATCTTTATCTTCGAAAAGATCAAATCCAGATAAAATGTTAGCAGTTGATAATGCATCAACATTTAAACCTAGACTAAAATCGTAGTCAATGTCAGTGTTAAGAGTACCAGTTGTTTTTGCAAAATTGTCACCGCTGTCTATTGCTGTGCCAGCTGCAGCTTTGTCTCCTAATGTATTTTGAAAATCAGAATCAAAATCAACATGCCATACATACTGTGATGTGCCATTAATTATATCTTTAATGTAATTAGTTGTACCATCTGTATTTTTAGCATTAGATCCTAATGAAGCGAAAGCATATCTTTCAAGTATCGTGCCTTGAGTACCTGTAAATTTGCCTCCTTTATCAATAACAGCGACGTGAATTTCATCATTACTTGCATTATTATTGCTAGCAAATGTGGATGTTCCAGGTGCTGCGTCAAATTCATTTTTATATGACCAAGTATCAAAAGCAGAGTCTCCTGCTGAATATGGACATATAGAAACTTGTAAACTATTACCGAGTGTACCAGGGTATCTAGCTACAAAGGTATGTAAATCTGAGTCTAATCCAGATAATTGAGAATTAAAATCATCTGTGTTTTTAACAACTTCAGCTGGTGGACTTGCAGCTGCAGTTTGCCCTGTAGTTGACACTGCATTTTTAGCAACAGAATCAATTATTCTGACAGTCTGAAGTGAGTTAGAGTATTTCAAAAAGAAATTAGCTCTATGAAATGAAAATGTTGTTGCGGAATCTGGTGCACCAAAGACATCAACTAGCTCTTGTTCAGTGCTAATTTTGACTCTTTGTTCGACTGGACCCCATAACGAATTTATTACAGTTGCGCCTGTAGTTGACTGGACATTAGGCACGCCACCAGTCAGGTCTATTTCTTTGACAACAACCGCAGGTGATTCGGACGGTGTAGAGAGTGCCATTCTATTTTCCTCATTCTTTTATACGGTTAACATTATACGAATATTCAAGTGTTACCATTATTTATAATATTACAAATCTCTATCATACTCTATAGCCCATGGGTGCTCTTCATTCGGTTCTATTCTATTAACATGTTCACTGCCATTATCGATAAAGCCAAAGGGTACAATGTCTTCTTCTATCTCTTTTAATTTTTGTCTAAAAATCATATCTTTAATATTAATATCTGTTAAGTTAGAGAAATAAGATGAAGAAACAAAATAACCAAACATTACAAGATTCATAACTAAATCATCATTGTTACCAACTGCGGCTTGATATGTTTGTCCTTTAGCTTCAAATGTAGATATTTCTAATATTGTTTGCTCATCGACTACCGATAATTTTTTATTTTCCAAAAGATCTTTTAACGCACTACATCCTAATCTTTTTGACTTTCTATTTATATCAATGCCAATAGCGTTAGCTTTTACTGCAGATTCAACATAAACATTTTCGTATTCTAAATCATAATATAAACCATTACATACAACTGCACCTTGATCGTTTGACTCAATAATGCAATAAGCTTTGTTGTAGACATTGGCGTACTTATATATAATATTAGGGAAGAGTAATGGCGAGATAGTATTATTGCGATACACAACCACCTGCTCGAAAGGGCGAACGTTAATATCGATCAGACTAAAGGTAGAATAGTCCTGTCCTCTTCCCTTTGATACATCAGCAACTAAAATATATTCATGATCTTTTATTGGTTCTTTATAAATTAAACAATCACCACCTTCTAAATATTTTTTAGGAGGAGATGCTCTTAAATCTAATAACGTTTGAGCGTTAATTAATGTATTACCTGTTCCAAAGAATGTATTTCCAAATTCTTGATCAAATTGAATTTGTGAAGTGTTGTTAATAGTTTCTTCTTTCCACTTTTCATCTCTTCCAGGCACATCATGCCAATCAACTCTAAAGTTTTTATATTCGTTTACACCTTGAATTGATCCTTCCCATATCTTATGAAAGGTGTTACCAATACCATTTGCTGTTGAAGTTACTATAATTTTAGTATCAGCACCAGAAGACACAACAGGATATGTTGAAGTATAGAACTCTGCTGCTCTTTCAACAAATGCAAATTCATCTAAGTATAATAAGTTAATTGAAAGTCCACGAATAGAAGATCCTGTAGTTGCTGCAGCTATAATTCTACTATTATTACTGAAATCTATATTCGATTTATTTAAAGCTTTACAACCAGGCTGTAAGAAGAACGGTATGTTTTCAAGCATTATTGTAATCCTTGATAACATTTCTCTTGCAGTAGCACCTTTGTTAGCTAAAACTGCAATTGATTTTTCAGATTGGAATAGTGCAAACCAAAGTAAATATCCACAGGCTGATATTGATTTACCAGATTGTCTACAAGCAAGAACAACATTAAATCTATTATCTTCAAACTGTTTAAACATTTTCTTTTGATACGGATATAATTCGAATGGAACTAATCCTCTATCTAAAGAAATAATCTTTGCATATTTTTCTACAAAATATACAGGATCTTTCATACACTTGGCATATTCTAGAACTTCTTCCTGTGTGAAGTTAGAAGTAATACCGTCTTTTTTTATATTAGGATTGCCTAGATAGTTTTCATTCTTGTTTTGGAGTGACATTCACTATTTCCGATTCATTCTTTAGTAGCTTTTGAAGCTCAGTCGTAGAACCTACAAAGAGATTATTTGTTGTATTTGCAACCTTTTTCACTTCTTCTTTTTTATCAATATCTTTTTTCTTTTTATTTAGATCCATTAATCTATCGTTAACATCAGAAATATTTTTTATCATACCAGATAAGACTTCAAATGCACGTGGATGCTCACTTTCTCGTGCAACTTCTATCATAAGTTCAAGACTTTGTTTTCCTTTTTCTACTAATTCATAGTAAGTATCTCGAGAATACTTATAATCATTATCGATATTCTTTTCTTCCGGCGGAAAAAACTTTTCCATATCTTTTTTATTACTCATGAAGAGTTACCAATCCACGATTTTTAACATGTTCATTTTCTATATCATCTTTTGATTGGCCATAGTATCTTACAGCATGATGTTTTTCAACCATGTAATCATTAATAGATTGATCAGCATAGTTAGTTGTTCTCCATAATTCACCTAATATTCTACCAAACTTACCTTCTGCATCTTTTTGTGTTTTAAGAATAATACCGCCTTCATCATCTAGCATTCCAGTTAAGAATTTCTTTGCAGCTAAACCATATTTTTTTTCTTCTAAGTCTCGTGTTCTTGATTCTGGTGTATCAATTCCATATAACCTTATTCGCTCTTTATGCAACCAAACACCAAATCCTAAATCAATATCAACATCTACTGTGTCGC